AACGTAAAACTCTCGACGCTCTTAAAGAAGGCGAGAAGCTCGACGGGCTGAAGCTGCGGTCGATGGGCCGCGTCCGAAAAATCTCTGACAATGTTACTTTTGTAAAAATTGCAGAAAAATATGAAGTTGATCTGGACACTCTGCTGAATCAGGTTAGTTTCCCCCTCGCGAAGGTTTCCAAAAAGGTAGACCGGAGCAAACAACAAGACTTCTATGACGACTGCGAGAACGCAGGGATCATCGAAACATCAGACGAGCGACACTGTGTCGCGAGTCAATAACCCAACAATAGAATAAACAATATGACTGACACCAAAACCAAAACCGAAATCGTTGAGACCAAAGCTAACACCGGCCTCTCCGCTAATGTAACCGGAATCGAACTTGATATCGATGATATCGAGATTCCACGAATCAACATCTGTCAGAAGATGAGCGATTCAGAGGCACCCGTAGGCTCTATCTTGTTTGACAAGACATACGAGCTTGCTCCGCCTAACCAACCTCTCAAGGTAATTCCCGTCGTCGCCCAAAAAGGCTGGCGCGAGAACATTCCATTTGAAGAGGAAGAAATCCCACGTATCGCTTGGTCTAAAGAGCAATCTGCCATGATTAGTGCTGAGTCGAAATGGGAGATGACTGAGTTCGCTGAGTTGACCTTACTAATCCAGCAGCCTGAAGAGGGAGATAACCCTGACGCATTCCAGTTACCTATTGGGAAACATAATTATGCGTTGGGTAAGATCAACGTAGGTAAGAACGCTTACCGTTCTACCTACAAGCGTCTGGCAACTAATGCTGCCCTTACCGGACAGTCAATCCACAACAAGATCTGGAACTTCACCAGTGATGAATTGACCAAAGGTAAATACACTTGGTTTAACCCGACCCTGACAGCTACTGTGGAAGTAGTCGATGCTGATGCCGCCGCCTTCGTAAACAACTTTCTGGGAGCCTAATCATGTTTGACGAATTAAAAATTGACGCTCTGAAAGACGAGGTCGAAATGCTTGACAACATGATCACAGAAGTTGAAGGCCAGTTTGACCAAGTTAGCAAGAACCTCGAAAAGCTTAGGGCTGTCAGAGAGGCTCTAAAGCACGTAGTCGATGCCAACGAGCAACCCGTGCTTGACTTCTACCAAGGGGAATAAGTAAAATTCAGACTCACTCCGGTCCATACCTCGCCGGAGTGGGTCTTTTTTTTCAGAGGTGAATAATAATAATATGACAATATACGCATTAGATTTTGAGACCTACTACGACCGCGACTGCAGCATCAAGAAGTTAGGTCCATTGGGATATTTCTCCCACCACTCCTTCGACGCATACATGGTGAGCGTTGTTGGTGATGACGGTTTTGAGTGGGTTGGACACCCTAAAGATTTTGACTGGCCGCTTCTGGAAGGGCAAATGGTCCTGAGCCATAACGCCAGTTTTGACGAAGCGCTTTATCTGTATGGCGTGGCCCAGAACTGGTGGCCAAAGGTGGAGCCTGCCGAATGGCATTGCACCGCTGATCTGGTAGCTGCCTGCGGGTTACCGAGATCGCTGAAGAACTCCACGGCAGTAGCCTTCGATCTAGAGATCTCTAAAGCGACTCGTGACAACATGTCCGGAAAGACATGGGGGTCCATGACTGAGGAGTTCCAGAAAGAGGTCGAGGAATACGCCATCATGGACTCTGTTCTCTGCCTCCGCCTCTGGAAAGCCTATGAGTCTAAGTGGTCCAAGTTTGAGCGGGGCATCAGTGCCCTGAATCGCCGTATCGTGCAACGCGGAATCCCGATTGATATTGACGCTCTCCGCAAGAGTAAGGAGGTCATTAACGAACTCCTTTTCAAGACAGAGAAAGTAATTCCGTGGGGCGGCGAAAAGCCTCTCCTTAGTCGGAAGGCGTTTGATGAAGAATGTATCAAGATGGGCATCGAGCCCCCAGCTTCGCTAGCAAAGACTGACGTAGACGCCCAGCGGTGGATCAGGGCTAACGGGCACAAATACAAATGGATTGAGTCAGTAACGAACTGGCGTCGGGTGAATGCCATTAAGAAGAAGCTCGATAGCTTTGACTATGCCACGATGCCAGATAACCGATACTACGGGGGTCTCATGTATTTCGGCGGGCACACCGGACGCTTCAGTGGTAGTGGTGGGAACCTGAACCTCCAGAACTTGCCGAGAGAGGAGATGTTTGGCGTGAACATGCGTAGCCTGATTACGGCTCCTGAAGGCCGGAAGCTTGTTGTAGTCGATCTCTCTCAGATCGAAGTGCGAACCCTTTGCTGGCTATCCAAGGATAGGGAGATGATGGACGCGATTGCAGCCTCCGACGACATCTATGAAGTGTTTGCGATCCAATTCGGTTTGTGGTCGAAAGACAAAGGAGTTCTGAAAAAGGAAGACGCGAAGCTGCGACACAAAGTTAAGGCTCTCGTTTTGGGCTGCGGCTACGGAGCAGGTGCTAAACGATTTGCTGAGATGTATGATATGCCCCTTGAAGAGGCAGAAGACGCAGTAAGTCTGTATCGCGAGAGTCTTGCGAAAGTCCCGAGATTCTGGAATAACTTGGATCTTAGGCTCAAAGGGGCTATGGAAAAAAGGGTTCTCAGCCTAGACCTCCCCTCTGGCCGTTCTCTATCATACCCAAGACTAGTTGAAATTCTCTATAGGGGCCGCTCGAACTTCCTCTGCCAGATCAACCGGAACGGGCAACTTAGGAAGATGAACCTGTGGGGCGGCGTCCTTGCTGAGAACATGTCCCAAGCACTCGCCAGAGATATTTTCAGCCACATGATGTTAGAGATCGACAAGGCTGGGATAAAAATTATCTTCCACGTTCATGATGAAGTCATCTGCGAGTGTGCCGAAGACAGTGCCGAAGAAACCCTTCAGAAAATAATCCAAATCATGTCTACTCCGCCGGAGTGGATTCCTGACATTCCTCTGGGTGCAGAGGGCGCAATCTTAACAAAATACCAGAAATAATGACCTACCGATATTTGCGTAACCTGCGCGATACCAAGACGACGAAGATAGAAGACCCGTCCAAGCTCCCTACCGCCAAACCATCCTTTAAATCTAAAGCCGATTACAGAGAATGGTGTAGTGACCCGAACACCAACCACGCCTTCTACTCCACCTTTGAGGGCCGTGCGCCATCGAAAAGAATCAACAACGACAACCCCGTCCATAAGGTTTACGGAGTTGTCGCTGACTACGACGCTCCTATTGATTGGGAATCATTTGAAGATGACCTTGCAGGGAGTTGCAACGCTACCATAAAACCAACATGGGCCACTAAGACCTACAGCGGCTACCTAAGGCTGGTGTGGGAATTTGATGAGCCAGTCCCAATCGACCCTTCGATGTTTGATCCGTTTATACATAACATCAACCAAACCCTTAGGATCGACAAGTTGTTCGCTGGATTTGACTCGTCTTCATTTAGGCCGAACCAGTATTTTGAGTTAGGTGAAGACTGGCGGAAAACTAATGGCAAAGTTTCGATGAGCATTGTCCACGCGGCTCTGACAAAAGCGGTTACCTCAAAGCCACCAGAATCATCTGAGGTCAACATCCCTATTGATGTCATTGCCTCTGAAGTTGAATCCCGATTCCCGAATCGCTGGTTCGGCGACTTTGAAGTCGGGTCCAGAGGACCCTTGTTCTGGATTGACGATGGTATCGACCGTGACGGTTGTCAGGTCGTAGAGGACGGCATCGTCTGTTACAGTGAGCGAGCCGGTAAAGGGTTCATGAGCTGGTCAGACATCTTCGGGAGTTCCTTCGTTAAGGACTACGAAACGAAGAAGCTTTCTGGTCTGCTCGACGAATACTGGTTCAATGGTAGAACCTTCTTCAAGCTTCAGTTTGACAATGCTGTTTCTATTCCGAAAGACCACCTCCTTCTGGAGCTTAGACAGGCGGGCTTCTCGACCAGAGTTAAGAAGGGCAAAGGTATCAGTGAAGTTGAAGCTGCGGTCCTTTCGATTAGCAACAACAACCGGATTGACGAGATTGCGCCCGTTGTTTTCTCATCCGAGCGAATTGTCTGCTACAACTCGACCCGCATTCTCAACTGCTCTTCGTTATCCGCAGTTGATCCTGAGGGTGATGGGGATCCGTCGAAGTGGCCCTTCTTGCACCAATGGTTGAATCAGTTGTTCGTGGACAGCTCTGAAAATCCAGCCTTGGATTACTTTTATGCGTGGATGCAGAGGTTCTACTCTGCGGTCTTGGATAAAGTCCCATTGCAGGGACAAGCTTTGCTGCTGGTTGGGCCGACAGGTCGTGGCAAGTCGCTGCTGAGCAACAAAGTCATTAGTGACCTCGTAGGGGGGTTCGCTGATGCGTCTGATTATTTGTCTGGTCAGACCAAGTTCAACAAAGACTTAGGTAAGGTAGCGTCTTGGGTCATTGACGATACCACCTCAGCAGCTAGCTTTCAGGATCAGAGACGTGCCACCGAGCTGCTCAAGAGAGCAGTAGCTAATCCGCGAGTCGAGTATATGGCGAAATACGCCGACGCTTTGTCGATTCCTTGGACGGGTCGTGTGACTATGTCGCTGAATATGGACGCGAACTCGCTGTCGGTCATTCCTTCGCTCGATACTAGCAACCGAGATAAGCTCATGGCCCTACTCATCTCTGAAAAGTCTACCAAGAAGTTCCCACCGAACGCAGAGTTGGAAGCGATCCTCCGTAAAGAACTTCCGTCCTTCGGTAGGTTCCTGTTGGACTGGCAAGTGCCGGAAGGTGTACGTGATGTTGGTCGATTCGGCGTGATCTCTTACATTGACCCTACCATCGCCGACGCTGCCTACGACAACAGCAGCCGTAGTTCTATCGCAGAACTGGTTGAGTTCTTTGCCAAGAGGTGCCGCGAAGTCTATCCTGAGAGGGCTGAATGGAGCGGAACACTGACTGAGTTTCAGGTTATGATCCACGACCTGAACAACGGTCGCGATGTTGGCTCCTCACGCAATATGGAGACCTGCCGACGCGGCATGGTCACGCTTGAAGAGGCGAGTCGAGTCAACAAAAAGATTCGACCGATTACCTCAGAAGGGCGGGGCGGCGGCAAGTTTTGGCGTATTGATCTTTCTGAGAAATACGATATTGGTTATAGATCAAATGACCGACCAAGATCTGAAGATTCTGAGACAGGAACTCTGCGGTGAGTTTTGGATAAGTCTCCGCGAAGCTCTAAATAGCATTGGGGGGCACTCGTCCATTATCGAGGCATACATGGACGCGCCCCTTTACAAATTCGTAGAATTAGTTGCTCCTAACGGGATAAGGCCAGTCTTTGATAAGACTGGCCATATTCATTACCACCAGATGACTAACCCTAATGATGGGCTACAACCTGACAACGAACGGTTGAAATGAGTCTGGCCGACGGGTCTTCTTGAGCGCGATGTTGTAGCCACCGCACTTGAACCGGAAGCCGTCTGCATCCACGTCACCCTTCTTAGCGAACCTTCTCGGGTGAATAATAGTCTTCTTAGGGCACCAACCGCAGAGCCAGACCTTCTGTAGGTTCTCGTGGACGCGCATGAAGTAATAAATATCAGCCTTAAACTTGCTGAACTTCGTTTCGACGACTGAAGCGTTATAGTCCAACATTGGCCGTGAAGTGCAGCGTTTCGCTTTCACATCGACCTTTAGACCTTTGTAAACGTAGTCATGCGTAAACGAGTTATCGCCGACGTAAGCGAACTGCGGGTATGTCTTTTCAAATGCGACCTCACCTAAGAAGCCCGTCATATTGCCTTTACCTTTAGTAAAGGAAGTAGTGAGACGCCCTAATGCTACCGATCTTCGGTAGGCTTCAGCGATGTCTTCTGGCGTTGGTTTATAGATTATGAATCGGCTCATAGTTTGCGCTTACGCGCTGATTCCTTTCTCATTCTACCATCCTCTGCTCTACCCTCTCTGCGAACGAGGCTTTCTTCTTTGCCTCCTCTTCTAGAAGGTTAGCGAGACCCTCCATTCTAGCGGCAACGCCAGAACCAGATTCTTTTGCCTCTCGGTATTCCTTGTTATCGAGAAACTCTTTAGCGGCATCCGTAAACTTACCTTCCCGAATGTGCTGTAGCGTTTTCGGCGATCCAGACAGACCGCCACGATATACGGATGAAAGCGCGGCGTCCTGTAGCTCTGGAGAAAGATCGAAAAACTTTTCTCCTAGCATTCCATCTTTGATCGCGAGTTCCGCTTTTTCACCGATTGACCGCATCATCATGGCTTTAGCTGCCTCTTTACTAATGGACTTTCCAGAAAGATCGGCTTGTTTAGCGGTGCCACTTTTACCCAGCGTGGTTTTCCCTGTGTAGTAGGGCGACTTCGCGTAAGCCGCGTCACTACCGTCACTGATAAGATTCCCGTATCCAATTGTCCACAGTCCTTTAGAATCCTTGTAGGGCTTCTCAACGAAACCTTCCTTTATCATCAAATCTTCAGAGACTTTGCCGAAGCTGTAAGGTCTTTTGTTTGGGCGGACTAATTCTGGGTATGACATAAATATAAGCGTTTAAGGATTTGCTGACCAGCGGTCATTACTTCCTCGACCTATTCTCCCTCTTACTTAGGACTCGGAGGTTGCCTCGCGAGTTGTTCGTCGGGTTGCCATCCTTGTGGTCGATATCTTTCCCGTCGATGGCTTGCTTACCCAAGAGCTTCCGCATACGACGACGCGCTCCATTCCGGCTAGCCCGATTCTTTTTCTGATCCGGCTGCTTGTGGTAGTCGTCGTATTCTTTTCGGTAGTTTCTCAATGGTTAAAGTAATTGTAAATTCCAGTCGCGTAGATGTCTGCGAAAATTGCGGGGTTTTGGCCGAGCAATACCCACTCTTTAGGGTTACTACCGAAGAAAGGTTCGCAAATCACTGCGGGGGGCCCGACCCTTACCAAGAACTGGCCACCGCGAGCACCGCGCTCAAGCGGCTGTGCCCCACGATCTTTCTGAGAAGTGACCTTAGATTGATGCTCCCTTTGGAGGCAAAGGGCCAGCCTCTTACCTTGTGCGCTGTGAGCGTAGTAAAGGTATTCGTATCCTTCTGCGGAAGACGACGAGGAGCTGTTGAAGTGCAACTCGATTGCGATGTCCGCTTTATGCTTGGAAATTTCTTCCGCTACCCACTTCATCGCACCAGTGTAAGACTTCGACGGGTAATCATCGATGACGACTGAAGAAATGCCCCGATGTTCGAGTTGTTTCGCGAGTAACTTAGCTACCTTTGAGTTATAGGTCCACTCACTGACGCCACCAACAGAACGTGCGCCCTTATCGCCGATGCGGCTGTGGCCAACACAAATGGCGACCTTCCCGATATTCTTTGGTTTCTTCTGGCTAGGCTTATAGGATGCTTTTAAGGTAGCGAGTAGCCCGAGGATCTTGTCTAGTAATTCATTCATTCCCTATGATTATGGCACGACGGTAACTGTAGTCGCTATGAAACTTCTGGCCACGCCCAGCAAGCTGGCCCTCGTTAAACTGGTAAATGCGACCCTCAATTAGAGTCACCGTTGGCGGATCTAAGGTCGCGCTTTTGTTCAAATCGGAGTCGTCTTGAAAGCCGCTCAATCCGCAGCTTGGCAGCAGGGCTACCGATAGCAGCGAGATCGTCGATCTGGTCTTCCAGTTCATAGGTGTAAAGCCTCTTTTTCCAGTCCAGCATAGCCACGTATGCCTTGATCAGCTCAGTGAGAAGCTTAATCACTTATCCTTAGCCTTGAACACGTTAAGGGCGAGCCAGTCAATGATTTTGTATGCTTTGCCGATAAACGTATCGTCCTTTGGTGTAGGTGTTAAAGCAGCGATTGCGGAAGCCGCTGCGATAATTGCGGTGATGGCCCCAAAGAGCCCGCCTTTATTGGTTAGGATGTAGTCGATCATTTTTTTCGGTTTTTGAATTTTTCAATAGCATTAATAGCAGACAATACAGCGATAATCAAGCCCAGAAAAGTAGAGAGAAGCTGGATGCCCGTATCCAGATGCTCAGGCAAAGTTGACATAAACGCGATTGCGGAACCAGCGATTCCGGATACGGGGTGCGTGATGTGTTGTAGCATTACAGTTCTTCAGTCAGTTGGGGTTTTAAAGATAAGAAAGTAAGCTCGGTAACTTCTTCGACTGTTCCAGATGCCAGTGGTCCTGCCAGCATCTGGTCGTCGGTTTCAGTGAACCGCCCGCAGCCAATCGCGATGAGCTTGCCGGACCCATCAGTAGCGTCTTCGAGCTGCTCAACTGGTGGTAGCCCAGTCAAAGTGGTCCCCTGTCTATTAGGGTAACCACGAGACTGGTCCACTCCGGCCACGAGAGCCACATAGAGGTCTGGTTGAACGACGAAATACCGAAAGCCAGTAGTGGCCCTCGACTGTTCAATCTCTGTAAGTGGTGTTTCTTCGTCCATAGGATTGGAAGTTAGTCGCTACAAGTCCTTGAATAATTATGGGGCGGGAGGGTTGTCAGATTCTGCAGCGGTCGGCTCAATGACCTCTTGTGCTTTCGTGAGAGACTCAACCTGTGCAAGTAGAGCGTCACGCTCTGCTGTCAGCGTCCCAACTTGTGCGGTGAGAGCGTCTCGCTCAGTTGTAATCCCGTCACGCTCAGTTGTCAGCGGCTCTACTTGTGCGAGCAATGACGCATTCAATGCGCCGATAATCTCCTCTGACAGTGGCATCACGAGAGTCTCAGCGGGTAGCACTTTGCTTGTGATGAGTTCACCGCCATCATCAATGATGCGCATAATTTGCTCAACCTGTGCAACTGGTGATTCATCGCCAAGGATGATTGTGATTCTAAAAGGGTCTGTGGTTTTGTTCATAATTTAAAGGGTCTGTGGTTTTTGTATAACTTTAAGAAATTGGAGCACGATCCGAAACTCGACGCCAGACAGTGCCGTCTGAGAATGCGATGGTAGCCCCGCCGGACTCGTCAGAGATAT